TAGTGATTCCTCATCTTACGAGGGATTACCTCCTATGGACCTGGTCTACAGTTATGGTGTGATACATCATTTTCCTGCACTAGATCAAATTGTCAAAAACGTACACTCAGTACTAGCACCAGGAGGCGAATTCCGTTTCATGGTCTATGCCAAGAATAGCTGGAAGCAGGCCATGATCAACAAAGGTCTGGATCAATATGAAGCACAGGCCGGATGTCCTTATGCTCGTAGCTTTGGAAAAGAAGAAATCGCTGACATATTAGGCGATGGATTTGAAATATTGAGGTTGCGTCAAGACCACTGTTTCATGTATAATATAGAAAAGTACAAGCAAGGGCAATATGAACTAGAGCCCTGGTTTGCAGCCATGCCAGATGCCATGCGTGAAGCTGTGAGAGAATACTTGGGTTGGCATTTACTTGTTAAAGCTCGGAAAAAATGAAAAAGATCTTGGTAAGTTGGACGGATGTTGAGAAACAAACACAAGAAATACTACGACAACTGCACCTGGATCAGTGGCGCCCGGACTATGTAGTAGGACTCACCCGTGGTGGTCTTACACCAGCCAATCTAATCAGCCAATATCTTGGCTGTCCCATGTTCTCATTGGATGTGAGTCTGCGTGATAACCAGACTGGGCCTGGACCCGAAAGCAACTACTGGATGGCCGAAGACGCATTTGGTTATGTTCCTAGATCGTATGCCGCAGACAGTGATCAGTTAATGACCGAAACCTTGTTGGGTGGTGATGGATCATTTGATTATACCATGCATGCCAAGAACATCTTGGTTGTAGATGACATCAACGATACTGGTGCTACTTTAAACTGGATACAACGAGACTGGAGAGACGGCTGTTTGCCCAGTCACCCACGATGGGACGGAGTATGGGGCCGTAATGTTAGAGTGGCAGTGCTATACGACAACGAATCCAGCAGTAACCGAATGAACATCAATTACTCAGCAGTAGACATTAACAAAGCCGAAGACGACTCATGGATAGTATTTCCTTGGGAAGACTGGTGGACCAGATAGCAAAAAATTATTAACCGCATTACAACCATCTAAATAAACATATGAAAATAAAAGTAAGTGAATTGTTTTACTCCATACAAGGAGAAGGACGTTACATGGGTGTACCCAGTGTATTCCTTAGAACATTTGGCTGTAATTTCCGTTGTCAAGGATTTGGTATGCCCAGAGGCGAGCTCAGTACCGATGCAGATGAGATCGCTGAAATACATAGTGGGTATCCGTTTAAAAGTTATGAAAGTTTGCCATTGGTCACGACCGGCTGTGACAGCTATGCGTCATGGCATCCAGACTTTAAAGAACTCAGTCCAGTGTTAGAAACTACTGCTGTGGTCGATCGCATCATGGAAATACTGCCACATCAGCGTTGGGAATCCGAACATCTTGTGATAACAGGTGGTGAGCCGTTGCTGGGTTGGCAACGTGCTTATCCAGATTTGTTAGATCATGCCAGTATGAGCGGACTAAAAGAAATCACATTTGAAACAAATGGTACCCAAGAACTTACCAAAGAGTTTAGACAGTATTTGTTAAATTGGACCTTGGGTGATCGATCTCGTGGACGTGATGCGCTGACATTTAGTATCAGTGCCAAACTGCCTGGTAGTGGAGAGAAGTGGGAAGATGCTATCTGTCCAGAGATTGTGTTGGCTTATGAAGAAGTGGGTACAGCGTATCTTAAATTTGTTGTAGCCTCTGAACAGGACATTGCCGATGCCGAATGTGCAGTTGACGCATATCGTGTAGCAGGATTCACGGGACATGTTTATATCATGCCAGTGGGTGGAGTGGAAAGTGTTTATACATTGAACGCAAAGAACGTGGCCGTGGCAGCAATGAAACGTGGATGGCGCTACAGTGATCGACTACAGGTGCCATTATTTAAAAATGAATGGGGAACTTGATGGCTTTACAAGATAACATAAGTGCATGGATTAAAAATTATGCCGAAAGTGCTGGCATGCGAACATTGGTAATAGGTATTTCAGGTGGTATTGATAGTGCTGTGGTCAGTGCCTTGTGTGCCAGGACCGGATTGAACACCATAGCAGTGACCATGCCCATCCGCCAGAGACCTGATCTACACGATCTCAGTATGCGACAAGGTAAATGGCTTGGGGACAATTTTGATAATGTGCGTCATGAGATCATCGATGTGACTTCAGTATTTGATGCGTTTGAAGCACGTTTAAATCATTACGATAACTTGTTAGGCTTGGCCAATAGCCGTAGCCGTTTAAGAATGGTCACGCTATATCAGATTGCACAAAGTACTCAAGGGCTAGTAGTTGGCACTGGCAACAAGGTCGAAGACTTTGGTGTGGGATTTTATACCAAGTATGGCGATGGTGGTGTAGATATCAGTCCAATTGGCGATTGTTACAAGACCCAAGTATGGCAAATGGGCCGTGAGCTGGGTATATTACAAGCCATCATTGATGCCGCTCCCACAGATGGCCTATGGGATGATGGACGTACTGACCAGGATCAACTAGGCGGATTGACCTATGCTGAACTAGAGTCTGCTATGCGCATGGATACAGGTGAACTTGTGACTGATAGCCCATCCATGCACGATATCCTGAACAAATATCGAGCTATCCGTGCTCGTAGCCTACACAAGATGAATCCTATTCCGGTGTATCAAAATATTTAGGCCACCCTGGAAAAGTCAGATAAATTATACACAAGATAACTTTAAAGGGTACGAAATGGCAAAGATTGGATTTATCGGTATTGGAAAATTAGGACTAGATTGTGCCGAAGTTATGGCAGAAAAACACGAAGTGCGTGGATACGACATCTATCCAAGGACTAGCGATAGTGTACGAGTGTGTGATATTGCAGAATTAGTAGACGAAAGCGAATGGATTTTTATTGCTGTTCCTACTCCGCATGCGGAAGGCTATGATGGATCGGTTCCAAGCAGTCACATGGATCCCAAGGACTTTGGACATGATGCTGTGATTGATGCTATCAACAAGGTCAATACTTATGCCAAAACCAGCAAGAAGGTTGTGTTGATCAGCACAGTATTACCTGGAACCACAAGACGCAAGTTTATTACCTTGTTGGATACTCGACATCAATTTTTATACAACCCTTACTTGATTGCCATGGGTTCAGTAAAATGGGATATGGCCAATCCAGAAATGGTCATCATTGGTACTGAAGACGGTGAGCTTACCGGCGTTGCTGGCGAACTTATTGCCCTGTACAAAACTATCATGAACAACGATCCACGTTATGAAATTGGTACCTGGGACGAATGCGAAAGCATCAAGATTTTTTATAACACATTTATTAGTGCCAAAGTTGGTCTAGTAAACATGATCCAAGACTTTGCCATGAAGATCGGCAACATCAATGTTGATGTGGTAACCAATGCTCTTGCTCGTAGTACCATGCGCATCATGGGACCTAAATACATGACAGCAGGCATGGGCGATGCCGGTGCTTGCCATCCCAGAGACAATATTGCTCTGCGTTGGTTGGCTGAAGAATACAAAGTAGGCTACGACTTGTTTGACACAGTGATGCATGCCAGAGAATTACAGGCCAAGAACTTGGCCCTGTATCTAGTTGAACAGGCTGAGCTATTGAACTTGCCTATTGTCATACACGGTAAAGCCTACAAACCCGATGTTGAATACTGTATTGGAAGTTATAGTACCTTGGTTGGATACTATATCAAAGAAGCTGGTCATAAGGTGGTTTATGTAGATCCTTTAGCCGACAATCCCGAAGATGTTGTTGCCGCAATTGACACTCCAGCAGTATTTTTATGGGCACACAACAGAAAGATCACTTACGAATACACTGGTGATCAAGTGGATACACAACCCTATTGTGAAATTAAAGAGGGTAGTATAATTGTTGATCCTTGGCGTAAACTCACTACCACTCGCAAGGATATTGTAATAATTCAATACGGTAATACCAGACCTTGATGGGCATGGGCTACTACGGCAAGCGGGCCATGACCAATGATCAGTACGACAGCTTTGCAAACCAGGCTGTGTTTGAATACCGTCGATGTTGGTGGCCTCGTAGATGTTATGCATCAGGACGATGGTTATTTGGTACTGTCGCGGTACGTGGACATATTGAAGAAACTGATATTAAACTGCCACGTCGACTAGATGTGCTACAGTCAAATGTTTATCTCGCACCAATGTTGGATCAAGAAGAACGCTGGTATCACAGAGATGAAGGATTGATGTTAATGTTAAAAAAGGAACGCAATGGGATTCTTTGATCGATTTCGCAAAAAACCCGAAGTAAAGGAAGCTCCTAAGCCACGGGCTCCCAAGGTGCCAGAAAAGACTGCCAAAGAGTTGGCTACCGAACGAGGTGAGCCATACTTTAATGTTGTGTCAATGGAACTAGATCCCAACAACATACATGCAGGCGCTTTTGAGTTTGACTGGAATGAAAAGATGATCTCTGACCTAGTCAGACATGGTTACATGATGAAAAAAGACGACAGCGATGCTGACATCGTGGATCGTTGGTTCCAAAATGTGTGCCGTAATGTGGTACTTGAAACTTGGGAACAAGATCAGGCCATGAACGGTAACAGAATCATTCGTAGCAAAGACATCGGCGATGGCCGCAGTGAGGTATCATGATATTATATGTAAATGGCGACAGCCACGCAGCAGCAGCAGAAGCAGTTAATCCCTATGCTTTTGCCGAAGATGATCCAGCATACTTTTTTTCTGGGCGCAGACCACATCCAGACAATCTTGTGGCTAGTTGGGCAAAACAACTGAGTCAAACTTTAAGTTCTGCTCTGCATCTTGATGCCGAAAGTGCCAGTAGTAATGCCCGAATCATGCGTACTACACGGGCTTGGTTGGCCGAACGTGCTGATACTGTACACAATGTCTTAGTCATCATACAGTGGAGTACCTGGGAACGAGAAGAATGGGAATATGACGGTGTCATTTACCAAGTCAATGGTAGTGGCATTGACCATGTGCCACCCGAAGCCGTTGATCGATACAAGAATTTTATAATCAATCTTGATTGGAAAAAGAAAACCCAAGAAGCGCACGATGAAATTTGGGCATTCCACCAAGAACTTAAAAAACAAAAGATTCGCCATATATTTGTGAATGGCAATAATGATTTCTCCAAAATTGCCAAACAAAAAAAATGGGGAACCGATTACATTGGCCCATACAACCCTGCCCAAACGTACAATGCCCTGATACGGGCGCAAAGAATCGAAACAGTAGCACCCAATTCTTGGCATTTTGGCAAAGATGGCCATAGCTTTTTCCACCGTTTTATGTTACAATATATTATTGCAAACAAATACATTTAAGGTGGTGCCATATGCGGTATGTGTTAATTGACACAGCAAACATGTTCTTTAGAGCAAGACATGGTGCTTTCAGAGCCAGTGATACCTGGGAAAAGATTGGATTTGCCCTACACATTACTTTAATGGCCGCTAACAAAGTAGCACGTAGATTTGAAGCAGATCACGTGGTATTTGCCCTAGAAGGGCGCAGTTGGCGCAAGGATCACTACAAGCCTTACAAGGCCAATCGTGCTGTAGCCCGTGCCGCACTCACAGAAAAAGAAGCCGAAGAAGATGCCATGTTCTGGGAGACCTATGATAACCTGACTAAATACTTGTCTGAAAGAACCAACTGTAGTGTTGTCAGATGCCCAACAGCGGAAGCCGACGATATTATAGCAAGATGGATTGCCCTACACCCCCAAGACGAACACATAGTTATTAGTAGCGATACTGATTTTGTACAATTATTAGCCGACAATGTCACGCAATACAATGGTATTAGTGATGAGCTATTGACTATAGAAGGAATATTCGATGCCAAAGGTAAACCGGTTATCGATAAGAAAACAAAACAAGCTAAAACAATCCCTGATCCAGCGTGGCTTTTGTTTGAAAAATGCATGCGGGGCGATAGTAGCGACAATGTGTTTAGCGCCTTCCCGGGTGTCAGGACAAAAGGCACCAAAAACAAGGTCGGGCTCCTGGAAGCCTACTCGGACAAAGATCGAAAAGGCTACAACTGGAACAACATGATGCTACAAAGATGGACCGATCCAGATGGTGTCGAACATAGAGTGCTAGATGATTACGAACGCAACAGGACTCTGATTGACTTGACAGCACAACCCGAAGATGTTAAACTCACTGTAGATACTGCCATCCGTGAACAGATCAGTCACAAGGATGTGGGACAAGTGGGAGTGAGATTCATGCAGTTCTGTGGCAAATACGAATTGAACAAGTGTAGTGAAAGCGCCGAACATTTCGGTCGCTGGATGAATCAAACCTATTCGGGATTGTTAAATGCATAGATTATGGCAGGCACTATCAATTGTAGGCGTAATATGTTTGGTAGTATTTTTAATACGCAATTGGCCCGAGGATACCGCGGTACGATATAATTGCGGAATGTTGATTGGTGGATGGCATCCAGATGTGCCACCTTCAGTGCAAGAACAATGTAGATCAAGGAGACAAGATGATCGTAGCTAAACCCGTAATTGACCAGCAGTTTTGGATATTACAACGAGATGAAGAAAAGATTGGCAATGTGGAAGCCTGTGCCGGCGGATACCAAGTAAAAATAAACAATCAGATCACACAATACAAAACTATTAAAATGGTGGAACAACGTACAGGAGTACGGTTTGAACCACCTATGATTAGGACTAGGCCCAAGTCAACTGAAAATTCAGTGCATGGTTATCCCACAGTAGGACGAGTACACAATCCTGTCTGGGACGTACCACATGCGTTGCCTTTGTATACTAAAGGTGCCAAGAGTCGCAGTTGGTTTGCGGCTGGTTGGTATTCAGTAAAAAAAGGTCGTAAGTGGAAGACCGTACAAGATCCCAAACTGATAGTGTTACAGCGTTACCCATACCATGGACCATTTTTTAACGCACAGGAGGTCACTCATGACTAATCCATTTCTTGAATCGCACAATGCATCCTTTTGATTTTCCATCAGATATTGTTACACTTACTGGTAATCAGGCAGATTACTATTCGTTTGTTAATGATACATATTTTCCAATATGCAAGGATCAACGTGTATTGGAAATTGGACCCAATGTTGGGTGGCATTCGGCCTACATTGCCAAGCAATCTCCATCTTACTTTGAAGTGGTGGAAAGTGATACAAGATGTATCAAAACATTAAACAATATCCCGACCATAAATAAAGTTGTTCATAATGACATTTTGCTTGAACTTCAAGCAAATTCAAAACAATTTGACGTTTGTATTTGCTTAGGTGTTTTATACCATTTACACAGTCCTTTATATCTATTAGAATTAATAGTTAACAAATATCAACCTAAATTTATATTGCTAGACAATGTCACAGCACCCCATCCTTTGGTTTTTAAGTCTGAGAATGTGAATCAATACGGGAGTTATCATACCATCGACAATTGGAAAACTTGCCAACTCAATTTTGTTGTACCATTTTTTATTTGCAATCAATCATTGCATGCCATGGGCTACCAGCTTGAAACAGCAAACAAGCAAACAGTGGCGTGGTTCCCCAAAAGCAACGGGTGGACTGCGTTATGGAAATTAAAGGAGTAAAAATGACTAATCCATTTACAAACCAAGCCAGTTTCATGCGGGCCTGCGGTCAAACTGTGGGCATCGAGAATCGTGATCAGTATGCCTTGTATCTTGATCTAATCCGAGAAGAAGTACAGGAACTCGAAGACAGTCAGCATCCGGTCACAGACCTTGATGCCTTGATTGACATACTTGTTGTCACAATTGGTGCCATCCACAGCATGGGTGCCGATGCCGAAGGTGCCTGGAACGAAGTCATGCGCAGCAACCTTGACAAGATCGATCCTGCTACCGGAACAGTACTCAAGCGCGGCGACGGTAAAGTACTTAAACCCGAAGGTTGGACGCCACCTTGCTTGGATCCATATTTGAACGAGGTCCATCGGTGAGCCTACACATAAATCGGTTCATTGACCGTGTGCAAGGACAAGATGCCAGAGGTGGCCGCGACTTGGTTATGACCATGACCGAAGCAAAAGACCTATTAGCGGACATTACACGCCTGTTATTGGATCTAGAAACTATACGTTCGACCGCTGTAAATACCCGTAGTGAAGAAACAATCACTATTAAAATGGATGGTGGTAGTTTTTAATATTGGTATATAACGGTCATAAATACTAAACCATGAGTAGACCCAAGCCAATCGTACTTGCTGAGATTACAAATCGTACCACCTACAAGACCGAACAGGTGTTAGGTAGCGAAGGAGTATGGGCAGTATTTTATGACAGCAAGCCTATCAATCTCAAAACATCAAACCTATTGGTTCAGTATCCAGGACCAAAATACAAAAAGGTCAGTTTCAGTAATCCTGGTCATGCTATCAACCTAGCAAGAAAGTTGAACACACAGTTCAAGACTGACAAGTTCTCAGTAGTGGTACTCAAGCAAGGCGACAGGATTTTTCCCTAGTGTGCGCGATCAAAAGAAACAACTCACACACGATCTAGTACAACAACTTGACCCCGAGCTTGGCATAACTGAAAAGGTGGCCATGAGCACTTGGTGGCACAACACAAGACCCAAGGGCGGTATGCGATTGACCAGTACCGGATATGCAGTCTTCAGTAAGGATCTTGATCTTGCCCAATACAGTTTTGATCTCGACGATCCCTATGTGTTGAATGGTGCCATGATTTTAGAAATGGATCAAAAATTACAGATGCCCTATTATATCTTGGCAAAACGATCTGGATGTTGGAAGATCATCTTGTTTGGTAGCTCAGAAGCCTTGGTAGCTACCTTGTATGGAGATTTTAAAAGGTGGCTTGACAACTACCAACCCTAGTGTTAGAGTTCAGCAATGGCTCTAGCACGGATTTTAAAATTTGTTTGATACCAATCAGGCAGTTTAACCAGGGCCAATTCCTTGTTGGCCTGCAATCGTGGAAGCAAGCGACTGGTATCATAATGCGATGATATCACTGGCCTGTTAGATTCCAGAGCCATTTCTACTCTGCAGTCGTTGGGCGCAAGATCATACGCATGATCGACAATGTCATCAAACATGTCAAATCCCAGCACACGAAGTTTCTCAACCATGCGCGGTGTGCTGATCATGACCGGTATCTGATGTGCCAAAAATGCCAACAGGGTTTTTTCTGAATACAATCCAGGATACTCGTCGTATAGTGTTTCGGTCACAATATTAAACGCACATGATCCGTATACTTGTGCCAGTCGTACAAAGTTTTCTTCGTTGCTGGTGCCGCGATAGGTACCATAGTCCCACTGGGTCAAGGAAATATCACGACCATAACTCAAGACGCCATTGGCCCACGTCTGTAAAACATCCACAGCGCGGCGACGATGCTGGCACGGTCGTCCATTCAAACATTGCCATGACATGGTCTTGGTTTGTTGTGGTATGTGTTGCCAGAGTTTAATTTGAGATTGTAAATTACTCATAAGGTCATAATTGTGTTTGCTAAATTCAATTAATTTTAAAGGACCTGAATAAATTTCATCTAGCCCTGGATGCATGTGAACAGCTACAATTTGTTTGGAATTCTCACCGTAATGCTGAACAATTTTTTCTAACTCTAGCACACGACCATTTGACACAGTCACACGATCCTGCATGTACATTATTAACACAGTGTTGGATTTAAAACTTACTGCTGGCAGTCGGCATTGCCATCCTGACGTCCAATCGTACTCATAATGGGATCTAAACACGTTCCATTCTACTACTACTTCAAATCCCAGCTCTTCAAAAGTTTGTCGAAACAATGCACTGTAATCCATTAACGTGACCACTCGATTGGCTGTTTGGCCCATGACATGCTAAATTCAAAATCATCAGGTTGTTTATCAAGATACTGTTGCATCATGTTTAATTTTTGATTGATGTCATGTAAGTGCGTGGCTGTGCTGTTATCTCCAATTTCTAACCAGGATACCGCATAATTTTTGTCAACAGTGGCCGGAGTATAGTATATTGCTGCAGAACCAGGATCTAGGTCCAAGTGACCAATCAATTCTTCATCGCTAGTGATCGGAATCCAATCAGAAAAATTATCAGCCAATTCACAAAGTGTTGTAATTACCACAGACACCAAAGGCGGATCCGAGCATAAACTCAATGCCATAAGACGTGTGTCACCACATATTACATGGTACTTGGTGTCTTGTTTATATACCAAGATGGGTTTCTTAATAGGTTCATGTGGTAATTTTTGATAGATCCAGTTTACATTCACCAATCGACTAATTTCATCTTGTAGTCCAAATTCCCATACAGAAAGATTTCGTCCGTGTTGTTTCATGTATGCGTTTACTGTTGCGATTGAATTGCGTATTGTCTGCATAGGACACAGTTCTTGTATACTCATGCCAGTATGATAAAACATGGCATAGCGGTCACCAAGTATATTACAGATTTGGTCCATTATTTTATCAGTTCAACTACTGTGGGCCACCACTGTGCAAAATCTTGTGGCCACTGTTGGCGCATTTGCTTTAGTAGTTGTTGATTGTGTTCTGCAGCCCGTTGAGCACGTGATCGAGGAGAATCTGCCTGTATTCGTTCTATAGTGTCTGTGGCTTCAAACAAAAAGTCTACCATTTTGTCACCATAGGCCGCTGTGCGATTTTCTATCATGCTGTCATATCGATGAGAGCTCACGTCTGACATCACATCAAATCCCAAACTGTTTAGGTAGGCCACAGTGTGTTGACCTGAATACAACATCCATGGTACTGGCAAGCATAAAGCGCGAAACGTTTTTTCACTTAGTGCAACAGTTGTATCACTACTATAGGTTTCCATCACAATGTTCATCCAGGCCGACACATGAGCTTGTTCTTGACTCAGGGCATGATTACGATATGGCATCATGTCACGAACATGTTGATAGGGTTTTTCATACACTTCACAATAAGGCGATTGTAATTCTTGATACTGTCGATCAAAATTTTCTCGTAATCCTGCCGGGCTGGTATTGTCACCATTCCAACTCCAACAGTTAAAATTTGTATAATCCATCTCATCAATGTTGAATCGGTCGTCAATCTCACCATCCAGTCGAAATTGCACCCGTAATCGCATTTCTAAAAACATTAACATGCGTTTATGGTCCATACGATTTACGGCAAAACAAAAACGTCGATCCGGTTGCCACGTGTTCACCGCAGGTGTATGTGAATAGATACCATAAAAACTTGCGGGCAATTGGCACACACGATATTGCGTGGGTACATTGACACGATTATCTGTAATCACCACAGTGTTGGTGTCAAACAAATAAGGCACAGCCAACGAGTAGTCTTCACTACAGGTAGTAAAATCATCTACTAAGCATACCACCACAGTTTGATTGCCGCGACGCCAGACCTTGTTGTTGCTATCTGCAGATTGATAACCCATGGAAATCAAATTACTACGAACAAAGTCCAACAAGTTATTTTCATGCCAGATGCATTGGCTAGTTTGAAAAATTTCACCAGTATAAATTTCGTGATAAGGATCGGTCATGCAAGTAATTAGCAAAAATTACCATTGACCAAAAATTACTTGACAAAGTTTCAAAATAAATATATACTGTAGTTATTGTTGTAATTCCTTTGTAGCGAAGGCATTGTGGACGTGGGTTCGATTCCCACCAGGTCCACCGAAGCGTATTAGAATCCGTTAAACGATTAGGGCTGGTATCCCAGAGTCACTCAGAGAAACTCTCAAGTGCCGTAGTACGTTTCAGTGGGCCTGACCCGGTTTCGACATGGTGAGATAGCGAAAGAGGCAACACAGTAGGCGATGACTGTAAATCAAGCAAATCTCGTAAATGCAAAAGCAAATACAGGCGAAGTAACTGTTTCTGGTAAGAACGTCAAGTTCTCTGCTCGTTCAGTAAAACGCCAATCATTAGCAGTTTAATCACTGCTTAGGGTAGGAAATACCTCGTAACAGAAACCACCATTATGGCACCTTCGGGTGCCATAATTACACGGTTCTACTAACAATCACTAAATATTATGTGGTTGTAGTATCTTAACATAAGGAAAAACACACAATGAAATCAGTACTCGTAGCATTATTAATGACAGCTGGCGTTTTTGCAGCTCAAGCGCAAGTAACAGGCAATTTAGGTTTGACCACAGACTATCGGTATCGTGGTATTAGTCAAACTCAAAATGCTCCTGCTATCCAAGGTGGAGTTGATTATTCTCATTCTAGCGGTTTTTACGCTGGTAACTGGAATAGTTCAGTATCTAGCTCGGTATACACAAACGGCGCTGGAGTTGAAAGTGATTTGTATGCAGGTTACAAGCGTGAAGTAATCAAAGGTCTGACACTTGATGTTGGCTCAATGAACTATTTCTACCCTCGTGCCACAAACGGAACTAGCGATAACTTTGACACTAAAGAAATCTACGCTGGTTTAAGTTACGGCATTGCTAGTGCCAAGTATAGCCGTTCAATCAGCAACTACTTTGGTGCATCAAACAGCAAAGGCAGCGAGTATATCCAAGCTGATGTAGCATATCCAGTTAAGGGTACCAAGTTCACTGCGGTTGCACATGCTGGTCATACCAACGTAGCCAACAGCAACAAACTAGACTATACCGACTACAATGTTGGTGCTAGTTATGATCTAGGTCAAGGTTGGGCAACAAGTGCCAAGTATCATACCAACACTGGTTTGACTGGTACAGCCAAAACAGCAAACACTGTTAATGGTCAACAGTTATACAAGAATGCTGTAGTTGTAGGTGTTACACGTTCATTCTAATCCAGAGTGAATCTTATTAAAAAGGACCTGCGGGTCCTTTTTTCATGGTAAGTAAACGCATGATAGATATAGTTACAGTAGTTTTCAAAGACGAACTTCCAATATTAAAAGTACAAGCTAAAAGTGTTGATCTTTAT